AATAAACAAGTATATAATGGTAAGGATATTAAAAACTTTATTAGCGACCCCACAAATCATTATCGTGTTTACCCTGCTTTTTATTCTATTTATAATAGAAGGTATTTTAAATGCAACGACATTTATATTTAAATCTATAGTAGATGGAATAGGATGGTTAATTAGAGAATTGTTAAACTTGATAAATTTAAAATGATTATGGGAAGAACAAAAGAAATGTACTTTGAAATGAGTAATGAAGATTCGTCTTTAGAATTCTACAGTAGGTTAGAATTATTAAGGGAGATGCAGGAGGAACTAATAGACCCGAAAGTTCCAGAGTCCGTAAAAAGAATAATACTTAAAACAATACTGGTTTGATTGATAGTAAAAAAAATACAATACTAACGCTAGACGGTAGGTTTTGGGATAAGCAAGAGCTCCTAGAGAAGATGATGGATGATGAATTCTATTATAACTATCTAGGGGTCAATGCCTTGTCCAGTTCAGCTTGTAAAAAGCTACTCGATTCTCCAAGAGCGTATCAAGATAGCCTTATAACTAAATCTAGTAATGATAATCCAAACTTTAGAATAGGTCATTTATTCCATTGGGAATTGCTAGAACCAGAGCGATACAAGGAATTACATTTTGTAGATGTTAAGAGAAAAGATTCTAAAGTATATAAGGAGGCTTTAGCTGAATACGGTTCTTATAATACCTATACAATTACAGAAAGAGATATTGCCAAAAGAATGGTCGATAATTTCCTAGGGAATTCAAAGACCGCTCATTTTATGAAAAACACTCGCTGCGAAGTTCCTGCTATAGGTGAGATAAATGGTTTGCCATTTAGAGCGAAGGCTGATATATTGGGTGGGAGCTTTATCGTAGATTTAAAAAGTACAGGAGACTTACTAAAATTTAAGTGGTCTGCTCGTAATTTTTCCTATGATGTACAAGCGTTTATCTATTGTGAGTTGTTTGGTGTATCTTACAAGAATTTCACTTTTGTGGCTGTCGATAAGAATACTAGTGGGCTTGGTATATTTGAGTGCAGTAGAGAATTTTATGAGAGTGGCAAACATAAAACTAATGATGCTATAAACATATATAAAGACTTCTTTGTAAATAAAGTTAAATCAATAGAAGAATTTTACTTATACGATGTATTATAGTAAGGAGGAGTGTTACTCAGATTGTATTGTTTCTTTAAGTCTTGGCATTATAGATGAAACGGAAATTGGAGGACTTATAGAGTATTACGAATGTGGAGAACATTATGAATGTTGCCAAGGAATAATAGAAGCATATAAAGATTATAAAAATGGAAATAATAGATAAAATAAAAGAAAAAAAGAGAGCGACACAATTAGTCATTGAAATGGTTAAAGACTTTTTTGAGTTGGACATAACTAAAAAAACAAGAGAGAGACAATATATATTGGCGAGATCATTTGCCTATAAAATGTTGAGGGATAATTCTAGAATGACTCTTGCTGAAATAGGCAAGGCATTTAATAGGGATCACGCTACAGTATTGCATAGTCTAAGACAGCTAGAAGGCTATCTGGATTATGATACGACTTTAGCTACTGATTACTTTTCATTAAATTCATTATTCGTTAATTCAATACAAAGCAATTTATTGGAAAAATATAACGATGAGGAAAATTATTATGATAATCCTAAATATATTGAATTGGTTAGAGACTTTAGGGAGCTTAGTAGAAAGTATATTGAAGTGAAAAACGACTACAATAAATTGGCAATCAGTTCTGCTGAGTTGTCTATTAAACATAAGAATATTAGTGAATTATTCTATAAGAGGGAAAAGTATTACAAACAAAACGGCTATATAATAGGATAATGGAGGAAAACGATAAAGAAAAGAAAGTAGATGGAAGGAGAAATAATGGAGCTGTCAAAGGAGTCTATAGAGGTCAAGGGAGACCCCCTAAGATTAAAGAAAAGGAAACCAATGCACTTACATTAAAGGCACTAACTAAGGCTTTTGGAAGTGAGGAAAAGGCTTGGATTCACGTTGCAAAAAAGGCTTCTGAAGGGAACTTCAATTATACTAAGATGTTATGGGAGTATCGATATGGGAAACCAAAAGAACAGCAAGAACTAAATGTAAATACTAATTTGAATATCCCAGTAGTGGACTTCACAAAACCAAAAACAATAGATGTCGAACACGAAGAAATCAAGGAAGATGAAAGCAATACTCCAGGGGGAGGAGATGCCCAATGACTTTTGGAATTATCTAGTGAATCCTATACTAGGATATCACGAAACACTTCAAAAGAACGATGTGAAAAGAGCAAAATAGTTGAACGACAGTAATTACATAGGGTGTTTTGGGGAGTTGTTATTCTTTGCTGAATGTACTAAACGAGGCTATGTAGTTAACAAACCAGTCTTAGACTCTTCTACCTATGATTGTATTGTCGATACAAACAACGGACTATTTAAAGTCCAGATAAAGTCCTCTGGGAAACATCCCAAAAAAGAAGATCCTAATATACAAGTTCCAATTCAAAATAATAAGCAGATTTATACTACAAGTTTAGTAGACTACTTTGCAATTTATTCTACTTATTACAATGGGTTCTTTATATTTAAGAATCGAGGTGATATGCAGAGCGTGAGAATTAGTTTATCCGGTAAGTGGAAGGATAACTTTAACAATTATAACTTTACTAAAGATGGAGGAGAATCAATCGAATAAAGAAGGGGTATTGTTTTACCATATAATACAGGGGGAGATGCTCCCTTGTTATTGTCCAAAGTATTTAACTGAGAATGAATTATGGTAAAAATAAATATACTTAGAAGTGATTTAAAACACGAGTTAGATGTATTTTCTCAAGCATCAGGTTATATTGATTTTGATGATTATGTATTTAACAGAATAGAATACAAGAAATCAAAAGACACTAGATATAATACCGACAACAGAAATATGATTAAAAGGATATGTGTTGATGCTTACTCTGAAGTAATGATGTATATTTTTACAAATGGTAAGTTTATACCTAATTTTTTCGTTGGTCAATCTAAGAAATTCAATGTTCCAGATTTCGACCATATAGGACTTAATTTAGGGTTAAAAACTTGTGATGTAAATAATCCTCATTTGATACAAAAACCAGATAGGGTTAAATACGATGAACTATTAACTCACATTGATTTTAAAACAGATTCCATAGAATATACTATTTTAGGTATAGCCACAGTTGATGTTATGGTAAAGTATGGGGATGAGAATTTAGTATTGAGCCCTTCTGCTAAACCATACAAAAATGGATTTAACAGATATGATTTACTTGAAAGAGTATATTGTTTTAGTGATTTAACTTCAGTTTATAGCAAAAAATGGCAAACAAAATAGCACTCCATCCAAAGTACCAAACATTATTCAATAGCGACAGTAGATACTTTGTAATCACAGGTGGTCGAGGTTCTGGAAAGTCTTTCGCAGTTAACACCTTTTTACCTTTGTTAACTTATGAGAGAAATACTAAAACCCTTTTTACTCGTTATACTATGAGTAGTGCCGAGATGAGTATTATCCCTGAGTTTAGGGAGAAACTTAGTATAATGGGGGTAGAGGATCAATTTGCCATAACCAAAACGGAAATACGGAATAAGTTAACTGGGAGCTCTATATATTTTAGTGGGATTAAGACAGCTTCAGGAGACCAGACTGCAAAGCTAAAATCAATTCAAGGGGTAAATACTTTTGTACTCGATGAGGCAGAGGAATTAAATGATGAAACCTCGTTTGATAAGATTGACTATTCTATTAGGGCTAAGGGAGTGAGCAATAGATGTATATTGATTCTAAACCCAACCACTAAAGAACATTGGATTTACCAAAGGTTTTTCCAGAATAGAAACATCCCAGATGGATTTAATGGGACTAGAGATGGGGTTACTTATATCCACACTACCTATTTAGATAATGAAGAGAATTTATCCCCTTCATTTGTAAAGGAGCTCAAGTCAATGGAGAAAAAGAACCCTAAGAAATACCACCACCAGATAATGGGAGGTTGGCTACAGAAAGCAGAGGGAGTTGTCTTTACTAATTGGCAAGTAGGTAAATTCAATAACGAAATAGATTCAATATTTGGTTTAGACCTAGGCTTCTCGAATGATCCTACTGGGCTTGTAGAGATTGCCATAGACAAAGAGCGAAAGATTATATGGCTAAAGGAACACCTATATAAGAAAGGTTTA